GTGGATTCTTTTACACAGATTGCGTAGAGCTTGATGTTTGGGGTCAATCAATGAAATACCCAGAAGGATTTGCTCTTGGTTATGGTAGCTATAGAAAAGAAGGTAAATTTGATGTTAACGTATGCGTTGGCATAAACCCTAAAACCATTCGCCATATCGTTGGTGTTCCAAATCACATTAGGGTTTGGAGAAAAGAAGTATATCACGCAATAGGTGGACATAATCGTAGGCTCACCATAGCAGATGACTATGAGCTCATCGTAAGAACATTCCTACACACCCGGTTCTGTCATATCCAAGCACTAGGTTACATTCAGTACATATATAATAATAGCACAGGACAGAATACCCACGACGCTACACGAGGCGATATACAGAGAAGGGTAAGAAGTATTATGCTACACTACAACCACGAGATCTCCATGAGATTTCATTACCTAGGAGTTCAAGATTGGGCATATAAAGAAAACCCTAACAACCCCTTGTTAACACCTAGTCGCTTTGGCAAAAAAGAAAAGTCGGTAAACTTAAAGTACACACCAAAAGGTTAAGTTTTTTTCATTATTTTTGTAACATAATTCAAAATATGAAATGAACTCAGAATTTTTAATACAAGCTATTGTTCTCGTATTCACCAATGCCGTAACGGCGTGGATTATGAACTCGTCTGCTAAAAGAAAAAACAAAGCAGAAGCAACTAACCTTATATCGGAATCTTACAAAAACCTAGTGGAAGACTTACAAACACAAATTGAATTATTGAAACAGTCGATAGAGGGACAATCTCTTGAAATCAGTGAATTGAAAAGAGATAATACTAATATGCGAGTTCACATTGCAGACATGAGCCTAAAGATCAAAGCTCTTGAAATCGAAAATAAAACTTTAAAAAAGACTGCATAATTTGGAATTATAATAATATGTTCCTATATTAGCCGAAATTTAAAACTATGAAGGGATATATACAATGGGTTGGTGGGGCGTTATTGTTTGCACTAATCGTTATCACATACTCTACTTGTAATCATTACAAGCACCAATCCGAGGAGCAGTCCTCATTAATCGAATCATCTCAAGATACTGTTAAGTATTACAAGGAGAAAGACGGAAAACAATCAGCACAAATAGCTTTACTAGAAGGATCTAAAGAAAACTTACTAAAGGTTATAGGCAAATCAAATCAAAACCTCGCCAAACTTATTAAGAAAGGTGCTACTAGTGGTACTGCTTTTGAGCAAACTACGCAGTTTGATACCATTGTTGTAGTTAAGCGAGACACAATTAACAATAAAATTTCGTACACTAGCGAAATTGTTAATCAATGGGCGCGTGTTGACGTAAGCCTAGCAGATGATAGTTTGTACACCCACGTACAGTTTAAAGACAGCGTGCTTGTTTCCTTCCAAAAGGTTAAGCAAGGATTTCTTAAGCCTAAAAAGTCTGTAGTTATTGTTACAAATGTAAACCCATACGTAAAGACTAGTGGTCTTAAAGCATTTGATATCCCACAGAAAAAATCTAGACTAAAGTTTTGGCTTAACTTCGGCTTAGGTGCTGGAGTTGGCTACCTACTATTCAGATAATTTGGCTAAACGCAGTATAAGGTCTGTGGCGAAGAAGCTAGGCTTCCGCTCCGGACTTGAACAAATCGTCTTCAAACAAATTGAGGGCATGAAGATTGTTCCTGAGTATGAATCATTTAAGATATCGTACGTAATTCCTGCATCTAATCATACTTACCTCCCCGATTTTAAACTCCCTAATGGTATCATTGTAGAGACAAAAGGAAGATTTATTTTACAAGATCGTAAAAAACATTTGCTAATTCAAAAACAATACCCTACCTTCGACATCAGATTCGTGTTCAGTAACTCTAGAGTCAAGATAAGTAAGGGGTCTAAAACCACTTATGCAGACTGGTGTGACAAGCATGGATTCAAATACGCAGATAAGTTGATACCTAAATCATGGTTTAATGAGAAATAAAATGGCTGAAAGAAAAGAAAACGAACCACAGCCTAGAAGAAGATTACTAAGCAACTTTGTTTATGTGGATGAGCTTGGCGTGTTTAGACATAGATGGCTTATGAATAACGAAATTGTGGGTGTGTTTGAGTGGGAGAATGAGGTAGAATTTTTTGCAGAAATATACGATGGTGACATATAATAAATTAATTAACTAACACAAGGAAATGAAAACAAAACATGCAGGGTACAAGCAACAGGCTTTCGACTTTATGGAGAGAGCCATGGCTAATCAAAGCGACCAAAGCATTACAGAGATGGCAAAAAATTTCTGCGATGAGAATGAGATTGATTATAATGATAACTTCAGAAGACAATTCTCAATGTGGATGGATGCATTTAAGATTAAGTTAGCAGAGAGGAATAGTGTGAAGCGTGAGCTATTTGGTCTTAATGGATTTGAGTTTAACATCCCTGATGGTGAGGATGAGATTGAGATTCCCGAGATGACTCTACCTAAGAGGTACAGAAGGGTTGCAGTTATATCTGACATCCATTTGCCATACCACGATAGATACGCCTTAGTAACAGCTCTCCGTGAGATTAAAGCTATTGGCGTAGATGCTATCTATATTAATGGAGACCTTATGGATGCCTATCAGTTATCTCGCCACGAGAAGAACAAACTTAATAGAAGCTTCAAGTACGAGGTAGACATGACTAGACTATTCTTCGAGGAGCTAAGGAACCAATTCAAGGAGGAGGACATCTACTTTAAGATTGGTAACCACGATGTGCGTTTCGATAAATATATTATGGATAATGCAGACCAATTGAATGGTTTAGTAAATCTAGAAGATGTATTAAGACTGCGTGACTACAGAGTAAAGCTCGTTGGATCGATGACTAAAGTGATTCTTGGTAAGCTCAACATCTTACACGGACACGAGTTGCCAGTGAAGGGTGCTTTAAACCACGCTCGTGCAGTTATGACCAAGGTTAGTAGCAATGTACTGATGGGACACTTCCATCGCTCAGATCGAAGCTATATGCGTGATCTAGAAGGTGACGTACACGCGGTGTTTGGTACCGGTTGCTTATGCAAGTTGAATCCTAAGTACATGTCTATTAACAATTGGAACCATGGGTGGGCATTGGTAGAAGTGGAGAAGAATGGTAACTTTGTTGTTGAATCTAAAGACATCTTTATTTAGAATCATTCTAAATTGCAGATTTAATTTGCAATGTGGAAACTATTATATAATTTTACCTCGAACGGAGGGTAGTGATGGAACACGGGAACCTGAACTGCTCTCCGTTTTTTAACCTTAACATATTATGAAGACAACTAAACAACAAGAAAAGAAAGAGACTTATTGGGACAAAGAAAGACTTGCTAAGTTTTGGGGTAAAAACCCTACACAAGAGTTTAATGATTTACATTATGGCTTTAATGATACACAAGAAGAGTTTCAAGAAGCTCTAGGAGGTGTAGAATATAATGACCCTAAGTCTCTACTAGAGATGGAACTATATAGGGTTATGGTGTCAAATGTAATAGATACAAAGGCTCACACAAACAAACGTGTATTCGATACCGGATCTCAACGCGATGACGATACCGACAAGCCGTTACCTAATCACTTAGATGCATATGTACGTATGCGTTATGGGTATCTGCTAAGACACGGAGCCAATCATTATGAGAAGGCTAATTGGAGAAAGGGACAACCTACCGAGGCTGCATTAGAAAGCTTACACAGACACCTCGCCAAGTTTGAGATGAACTTATACAACGGAGTAGAGCAAGATGAGGATCACCTATCTGCTATTATCTTCGGCTGTCAGTTGATTATGAAGAACGAGGAGAAGGAAGGGATTAAGACAGACCACTACTATAAACCTATTGCCAATGAAAAAACTAAATAAGATGGAAGCGAATGTTCTCAAGTTATTCGTAGAGACATTTGATCTTGAAATTAAGTTTGATGGTAAAGAAGTTACATTTGAGTCTGCGTTAAGTATTCTAGAGGGTAAGTTCCCTAGCCCACTAAGGGCTGATCAGAAGCGAGAGATGTTTATAGAAACCATGAAGCCATTTGTAGATGAATACGAACGAGAGATGCTCAACAAATTCTATCGCTATTGGACTAAGGAAGAAGGGACAAGACTTAAGTATGAGTTGCAAGAGACATGGAATCTAGCACAGAGACTATCCAATTGGAAGCGCAACGATGAAGAGTACAGACGAAAACAATATATAGACCAACTGAATAAAAAACTATAATGACTAAAAAGTATTTCAGAGCCAGTGAGTTTAAGGATGATGTTTACGCATCACAGAATGAAACATTCCAAAAGGGATGGACATGTGGTTGGTCTTGTGGCGATGACTATATAAGTTTTAAGAAAGGATTTACTTCATATGTGTACTCACATCCTCACCAAGGTAAAACGGTATTTGTTACAGAGTCATTGATTCACCTAGCCAAGAATGAAGGGCTCACCATATGCGTCTACTCACCGGAGATGGGTGGTAAGAAAGAGGTAGTATGGAATCTAATACAAGTATATACCGGTAAGAGATTATACGGCAAGGGAGCGCAGAAGATTAGCGAGCAAGAGATTGACAAGGCTATGGAGTTTATCAATGAGCATTTCATCGTACTAGAGCACAACCCATTTGCTAAAGGAGTGCTTGAAAGGTTTACCGTAAAGGATATCTTTAACCAAGTACACATGGCAGAGAAGGATTATGGTAAGAAGATAGATGTGCTATGCGTGGATCCTTTTAACTTATTAGACCGAGAGATAGACGATGACAGAAAAGCTATACAAGACTATGTACTAAGTACTCTAAGCTTCATCAATGCCGCTTCACAGAAGATGCAACTGCATACTATATTAGTTGCCCACCTCGCTGGAGAAGAACTTATAATGGATAAGGATACAGGCATCGAGTATATGCCTAAGCCACACCCTAGTAAGCTTGCCGGTGGTCAGAGTTTTTGGAGAGCGGGCTTTCAGATGATTGGATTATTCAGAGAGCCATACGGCATCCTTAAGAGAGACGGCTTTCCATACCTTGAGAATTGTATGCAAGTGTTGGTGCAGAAGACAAAACCCTATGGTTGTGGTAAGTTAGGAATGTTTCAGGTATTTTACGATACAGATACACATACGCTCTACGAATCATTCGGAGAGAAGAAGTATAGATGTGGATCATTCGGTACAGACCTATACCATCAGATGGCAGGAGGTAAGAACACAAGCCTTACACCATCGGTTCAATGGAGTGAGCCACTTAAATCAGCAGACGAACAATTAGAAGCACCATTTTAGGCATGAGTTATAAACAATACGTAAGAGAACTAGAGCAACAGCTCGAAGCCTACAAATACTTCTCAGATGAATCTTTAGAGTTGCTGAAGGTTTCATTAGACATAGGCATAGCACATACCGAGTTATGG